TAAAAAATGTCTTGCCCACCGATGTGTCCGCGATCACATTTACAATTGCACCAGAACTCTTAATACCCCCTCTCATATTCTCCTCTAAACGATGTAGATAATCAGGTAATGTAATCTTAGTCGATGTTAAGAATTCAACAACTTCTTGTTGACAATCTACAGCACTCTTAATACCTGTATCAACAAACTCTTTAGCCGCATAAAACTCACGAACAAATTGTTTAGCTTTCCCTGCTTGTAACATAGCATTACAGTCTTTCATAGACCATGTTGCAATCTTTACTTTAGCTGATGGGAGTACAGAGGCAATCTTCTGTGCAGCTTCTATACCAACTTCATCACTATCCATACCAATAATAATATTCTCATACTGGTCAAAGAATTCATATTGGTCTGCAATTTGCTTGTATGCACTCCCTTCCCCTGTAGTTGGACTGACTACGTGTATAGAATCATACTCAGTGTTACTACGTGATTCACTTAACATCTGGTATGCAGCAACCTTGCACTCCTCTCCAGCGGCTATAAGTATATATTTACCACCACCTTTAAACTTAACCTGCCCAGATAATTCATTCTTAATACCAGTGACACCATGATTAGCATATCCAAATTTCTTAGGGTGGAGTCTACTTTTGTAACCTACTAATTTACCCTCAACAGTTTCAGGGTAATATCGTGCAACAACCTTACCAGACGAATCCAACTGTGTTAAATGACCAAAGAACTTATTATATTCATCTTTAATCCCACGATAACCATGACTCACATAACCCATCTGATTAATCAAAGCTTTAGCTTGGTCAATGGTTAATGGTGGAGATTTAGGTTTAGTTACAAATGTTTTCTTTTCCTTTACAACACCACCTTCACCAACACCTAACTCTGGCGCTAGGCTAGATTCGTGTACAGCTTGTTTATTAAAATGTTGTGAACAACTATAGCAATACCCATCAAAATAGGTTTTACCATCCTCTCCTTTGTGCATATAAATTGCTAATGCATCACTACTGTTACAATCATGCTTACCGTCAACCTCACCACCAATGCATGAGTAATGTCCAATCATATCACCACTATCTAATTCTTTACTCATATCCTCTCCTTCCTCATCAAAACTCTCTAAAATATAATTGGCCCCGCACCACTACGCTTGAATTTCAATAATCTTAATTGGACTATCCCAATCTACTAAGTCATCTGGATGTATAGTGTCTGCCATATACTCATCTTCTTCGATGTAAGTTATACTAACCCAGTTAGCTTTCATAGCACATTGCCCATGGTCGGTGTATAGTCTAACATCTAAATCACCATCTGTCTCTACTAATTCTTGTAGCTGTCTAATCAAATCACTTGCTTTCATACATCCTCCTAATTAAACAAGTCCATCTTCTTGTCATTGCTACGTCTATCCATCTCATGTTTAATACTTTTAATTCTATCTTCCGTCATCTTAACATCATTCCGTAATGAACGCAATGTATCACTATTACGGTCAAGGATCATTTTAAGATGTTGTAGTGTCAATAGATTTAGATCTGAATTATCTGGCATTGTGTTTCTCCTTATCCTTTACAAATCATCATTAAAATCTTTCTCTAATTTAATCTTCTCAATCTCATCTTGCAATTGTTTCAGACGATATTCTTTACCAAGCTTAATACTTTTCTTACGCTCAACTATATACCCATCCACAATATCTGTCAACCCTTCTTCATCTGTAGCAGACTTACCACACAACACAAGACTAGCCAGCATACTCCCATCTGAATATTTAGTGAACATAATAGTTTGTGCTTGATTTGTTACATCCACTACTGATGATAGTAGTTTATCAATTTGTTTGAAATACATGTTAATTCTCCTGTTCATATAACAGATTTATATTATAGTCTGTTTATTCATTATGTCAATAGTCTGATGATAAGCTTTCTTTTGGTTCCCCAAGCCATTAAGGTGCCATAACATAAGCCGTCCTCTATCAATACTAGAGAAATACTCCTCCACTATTGGGCACTTAAATTCTTCATATGGCTCTACATTGTACCCAAGTTCTACACCAAAGTAATATAAGAAGTCATTATCCACTGGGAGTTTCGTATCTTTATCTCTAACCCCAAAGAGTGTTGGCATACGACTTAAATGTTCACTGTTGTGGGTGTATAATAATACCATACAAACATCGGTACTATTTTGGATATCTATAACCTTTTGTAGTGCATTATCTAATGACCCTTCCTCATAAACACTCACCATGTGATAGTAATCTTTTGGAGGCCAAGTATAAGGTGCCCAGTCTTTTGTTTCAATTATAACATTAACAGTTTTAAGTATTTCCAAATCTTTCATAATTCTCTCCCTTACCATCACTATCTAAATCTTCTTCGTTGACGTGAGCTTAACCACCCTGTATCTAATTCCTCACGGGATTCATGCTTAACATCTATACCTCTTTGTCCACAATCTTGACAAATTTTATAGTCAGTAAATGGGGTGGATTTGTATTGGTCTATGTCAAAACAACAAAAGAAAATACAATCACCTTTATCTGCAACTCCATAAATAGTTTTCATTTTAACTCTCCCATTTCAAATTCAAAAGCTACACGTTTAAGTAGTGTGCAAAATAGTATAGACATATCACTACCACATGCAATCTCATATCCATCTTCCCCTTGTACCTCATAAACTTCAAGGTTGTGACTCACTTTTAATGTAGTACTTCTCCATTTAATAATAATCCCATTGTCCACTTCTTCAATCAATGTTGTATGGTTTGAATATGGGATTGTCTTTGTTATAAAGCCCATCAATTGTGCTGCTGTATAATTACTATGTTCAAACATTTTATTTCTCCTCCACACATTTCATAAAACGTTCAGCTAGGATATGGCATGTTTCATTCTTAGCTACACTATTATCCCAGTCTCCTACTGGCTCTCCACAAGAAATCCAAGAATCATATACACCCTCTTCATATGCTTCTTCAATCTTCTGTTCCAACCATTCAACCTGCTCATTTGTTAAATTATTAAAATTCATTTTAAATCTCCTGTTTAATTAAACCATAACCAGCTTCAAATAACTTAGCTGAGAAGTCCGACAACGACATACCAGCCATTGAATGTTCCATCATAGCTGCTACAGTCTGCTTCTTCTCTAAATCAAGTGGGCGTAGTTCCAATGTATCTAAATCAACCACAACATCTTTCTTAGTCTTAGTTGTGATAACAAGAATATCACCACCAATATAATTAATTGTACACCATCGGAAAGGTGAGCCTGACACACTATACTCACACTCTGTGTCTACTTCTGGCAAGTCTCCTTCACTATACCAATCATATGGGATTGTAGGTTTAACTACCTCTTTCACAGGAGTAGACTTACCTCGTGCAACTAATTCTACTACCATCCACCAATTATCCAAATAAGTATTCCTTGTGAATCCATTACCAAGGAATGATTTATATACTTCATTCAACTGTTCTTCATTCCAGAACTTATATGTTCCAGCCACTAATGTGTGGGGTAATCTATATAATCTTGAACTTTTACTTCTAAGCCCATTTACAAAGTGATGGTTATGTTTAGATGAATAGTCAGATGCATAACCTAACATACGTAGTATATCATCAGCGGAATACAATGGTAAACGATCCTCTACTTTAACTGTACGCATCTCATGTGTTGTTTTGTGCCCATCACTATCAGTCATAACAACCATATTAATTTTAATCTTGTTCAATTTAGTTCTCCTCTCCAATTCAATGTCACCATATTACACCTTAACACTCTATGTGTCAACTTTTAATTCAATTAACTAATTAACATCTTCAATCAAAGCAACATCCCATGTCATATACTCCACCACCTCCACTCTAACACCACGATGCTTCAATTCTTCCATAGCACGTAATAGAACAAAGTCTCTGGTCATATTATGTTGTGCTGTGAATGTGAAGCTGTATAATCGTGTCATCTGTGAGTGGGAGCATTCTATGATTTCAACACTGCCTTTATAAACGTATTTGTCTGTCATGATGTTCTCCTTGTGTTCTAATGTGCTCTGTAAGCTCCTAGGAAGCCCCTGACGCTATCTTCTACATATGATGTAAGGCAATGTAGCCATATTATAATTTGATAGGCTTAGAGGGCTTCCTATTGATTACCTTCTACACCTTACGTAGTGCATCTGGTTGTGTTTTAACTACTCTAAATTTCTGGGAGAGTAGGCTACGAGTTATATGAAATTCTGATTTACAATCAAAATAATCTAATGTGAAATCGTGTACATGAATATGCCCTTGCCCTACAGAGCCACCATCGAACATAATAACAACACCATCTGCAAAACTCTCCCCTTGAACCCATCCCCCATTGTTTGTTAAGACTTCTAATGCCTCTGTAAAGCTTAATGTATATTCCATAATATTCTCCTATTTAATTAACTACCATCTACACCGTGTAAACTACAACTTACCTGCTACACCGTATACTCATTATTTATCTTGTCCCATATTAACACATCCTCTCCCTATGTCAATACATTTATCCCTATTCTTTCTCTATCTTAATATACTTAATTGTATAAGAGATTTAGTAAGAAGTTTAAGAAGAATTATTTAATTAAATTATCCTATTATATACACTAGTGTATGTCTCAACCTTATTTTCTTCAATGTAGCCTTACTCCTGCCTAGGTTTCTATGTGAAATTACAGCTTTGAGTTTTACATTCTTATATCATGGTAAATTCTTAGGAATGGAGAGGTATTTCACTAACGTAAAACTAGCTGATAAAATTAGTTTGACAATGGTGTGAGAGGTGTGTATATTGTTGGTATTGAAATGACAGAGGAGATTAAATCATGAAACAATTAATCATCACATCCACCGTCATAGTCTTTGTATTCTGGGGTTATGGTGAAATGTGTAAATACCAAGGACAACAACAAATATTATCCATCCCAATAACATGCTCTGCCGAGCATGTCACACTCTCAGGGAAACATTATAACAAAGCTTCCATAAACTCATTGACATGTAATGGACAAGTGATTATAATGGAAAACTTGAGAGTGGGAAGACTGGTTAATAAAAGTAATAACCGAGTGTTGGGGATGGACAAACGTTAATTAATAGGAGAGAGGGTATGTATTACATTATAAACAATTATGAAGAATTTTATGCTGGTAAAGAAGATAGTAATAATTACCCAGTGTGGAAACGTCATGAGTCACGGGCACTACCTTTCGATGATGTTGAGAGTGCTATGAACTATGCTAAGAAGGATAATATATTCTATCTTGGGATTAAATGGATCGAGGAATAGGAGAAACAATATGAGTATTACAAGAGAAGGCTAATGATGCATATAATACAATTACAGATCTAGCCAACAAACTAGATGATGTATCAAACTTATTACCTTATAACTGGGAGAAATAAATTATGACTAATAATAAAAACCTCTTATCAGACTTTGAGTGGGCGCTAATTGTGCCTGTGTTAGCTGCCTTACTTGGATTCGTACTTATACTCATATGGACACCAGAAATTCAAACAAATGAAATAACATGCTCTACCCCATTAGTGGTTATCTCTGATATTAAGAGAACTAAAGCTGAATTTCATTTGACTTGTAATGACAGTGATGGTAAGATTGTTCTAGATAAATTGGTACAGGATGTTCAGGTGGGTTATCTATCACATCCTGAAGGTACTCGTGTAATGGGGATGAAATTGGATGATTAACCAAACAAGCGATTTAAGACCTTAAAATAAAATATCTACACAAGTAGAACCATTTATTGAGAACTCTTGTCTGAGAGCGTTATAGAGGGCTTATAATTGATGTTTGTAACAAAGAGGAGAATGATGTGAATATAGAAACACAGCAAGCGGTAGTAGGTGAAGTGTTATCAAAGATTAAATGGTTAATTGATAGCGAGGCTATTGTAGCTGGAGGAGCGCCACGTAATTGGCATTTGGGTAATCTTGCTAATGATATTGACTTATATATGCGGTCACACTGTAGTAATACAATTGGCAGGACTAAGTATCAAATTGAAAATCTATTAGGTGGTGTTAAGTGGACACAGGCCACTGAGACTAATAATTATAAGTTTGGTATGGATATTGAGATTGTCAGTATTATCAGCTTTACATATAAAGGTGTATTATTCCAATTGATTGTATGTAACCCCAACTATGCTTACACCGACTTTAAGATGCAAGTGGTTAAACATATGGATATCGGTATTAACCGTGTGTGGTGTGATTGGTATGGTAAGAGTGAGCGTAATATTAATTTTACTGGAGAAGCATTGAAAGATTTTAATGATAAAACACTAACATTATTTCAAGATTGCATGACGGATACACAACTGGTACACTGTATGAAAACACACCTACCAAAGATGATTAAGTATTTTCCAGACTATAAAATAGTTATGTAGATGAGGTAGCAACATGAAAAGACAATTTACACTACACCTCCCTTGGGGAGATAGTAGACGGCATTTGAAATTACAATCAATGTTAAGACAAGGATATGCAATTAAACATCACTGGGAACCGCAGATTATTGGTGAGAGTCATGTGTATGTGTTTGCTAAGGAGGGTTGATTATGGATATTAAGTTAAACTACTATATGGATTATTATTCTTTTGCTATTAAAGTAGTTAAAGGTTGTGACTGTTATATTGCAG